GCGCCGCCGCGGGCACCGGCGTCGGCATAGGCCGCGCCGCCGCCGGAGCCGGCCACCGCCAGCGCATTGCCCTGGGTGACCGAGGTGCGAAAGACGCCGGTAAGTCCGCCGCCCAGGCCGCCCAGCGCGCCACCGCTGCCGCCGGCGCCGACCTTGACGATCAGCGATTCGCCGGGGGTCGCGGCGACGTCGCACTGGACGAAGCCACCACCGCAGCCGGCGCCGTTGTAGCCGTAGGTGTGCGCGCCGCCGCCGCCCGCGCCCCAGGCCTTGATGCGGATCTCGCCGGAGTTGTCGCCGGGGATCAGGAAGGTTTCGTCCGCGTCGATGATCGCCACGCGCGAGAACGGCGCCGCCGAAGGGTTGATGGCCATGCCGTGGAGGGCGTTGAGCAGCACGCTCAGGCCTCCTGGCTCGACGCGTAGGTGGCGAGCAGCACCACCTCGATCAGGTGCGCATCGACGTCCAGCGTGTCGTCGGTGGCGTCGGTTGCCAGGCGCGATACGCGCACGATGATCTCGTCGCCCGCCGACCATGTGCCGCCAGGCGTGACGGCCGCCGTTTCCGCGCTGATCAGCCGCGTGCCGGCGGCGCCGGTATCGACCACCGTCACGGCCGTGCCCCAGGCGCTATCGACGGTGTCGCCGTCGCCCTGGGCCTGCATCTCGATCTGCCACACGCACTTGTGCGCCGTGGCGCCGGCCGCTTCCTTCCACACGAACAGCGCGGTGAAGCCGGCGGATTCGTCCAGGGCCTTCGGCGCGCGGAAGCTGAACTGCGCGTACTCGACGGCATCCTTGTCGAAGGGCAGGTAGCCGGTCATCACCTTGTGGGTGGTGGATTCGTCCCAGGCCAGCACGCCGGCGCCGCTGGTGGCGGCCACCTTCATGCTGCCCGCGGGGAAGCAGCCAATCACTTCAGCCAGGCCGATCAGGGCCAGCGTGCCGGACAGATCCTGGTGCGTCTGGGTGCGGTCGGCGGTGGGGTTGCCGGGGGCGACGGTCAGCTCATAGGCATCGTCGGTGGTTCCCTCGAAGATGAGCTTGGCGCCGGCCGGCAGCAGCAGATCGCCGGTGGCCAGATCGAGCACGTTGATCCAGGCGCTGTTGGCGGCGTTGCGGCGTTTGAGGATAGTGGCGGCCGTGTCGGCCCACCACATGAGGGAGTAGGTTTGCGCCGGCGCCGTGGCCCCGCTGTTGAGCGTGACGATGGCCTCCAGCGCGTTGTTCAGATCGACCAGGAAGGGGGCGCCCGTCTGGTCGTCGATTACGTGGTCATGCTGGCTCATGCCGGCTCCTTGCAATGCACGACCAAGGTGTCGATCGCGATGTTGTTGGTCGGGCTGCCGGTCACCAGATCCAGCTTGAACTTGGCGGCGCGGCAGGTGAATTCGCCGACGAAGACGGGCATCCAGGCCGACCAGGTCGGCGTGCCGGCGGGGTCGTCGTCGGTGATGGCGATGTAGAGTGTGGCGTCGCAGTCATTAACCTCGGCACCGCCGACCGACGACCAGGTGGAGACCAGGCCGCGATCGCCGATCAGGTCGCCGGTGTCGAAGCTCACCGCGGCGATATCGGCCTCAAAGCGGCGCGTGGCCACGGTGGCCAGGTCCATCACCGCGCTGAAGGCGTAGCTGCCGGTGGCGCCGGCCGAGAGCGCGTCGATCATGAGCTGATCGCTGGCGACCACGGCATTGGTTTTGGTGCCAGAGAACGTCGGGTTCTGGGTGCTGGTGGCCACCGTGGTCCAGCCGGTCACCATGCCCTCGGTCACCGGGAAGCTCACGGCCGCGCCGCTCCAGTTGCCGGTCGAATCCTTGGCTTTGCACATGTACGTGCCCGTCATCAGCGGCAGGATGCCGCTCACCGCGCCGCCGCTGAATTCGTCGAGCACGATGCCATCGACCCAGGCCGCACCGCTGGTGGCCGGCGAATGGCGGAACACGATGCGGCCATTGATCGCCACGTCCAGATCTGGGTGCAGCGTCCAGCTGGCCAGCGCCAGGCCGCCGGCCTTGATCACCGTCATGCCGGTGACGTCGGCCGGGGCGTCGGTGAGGCCAAGAATCTCTTTGGTGCGCGTGTCGCTGTAGGCGGAAATCACGCCCAGGCCGTTGCGGGCGCGCAGGCGGAATTCGTACGCACCGGGGGCAATGTCGGGCAGCGTCACCGTCAAGCCCATCGTGGGCGGCAGCGCTACCCACGTGCCGGCGGCCGGGCGATATTCCGCCAGGTAATCGACGACGAAGGGGTCGGTCGATTCCGCCCAGGACATCTCGGCTCGCGACTTGACGCCCGCGCTGTTGGTGGTCTGGTACTTCACCTCGGCCACCGCCGGCGTGCCGGGTGTAGCCACGGTGCGCGGATTCGGCAGCGTGGTGTCCGGCGCCGGATCGACCAGCGTGGCGTCCAGGCTGGCCCAGGTGTAGATCTCGTCGGCGTATTCTTCCAGCACCAGGTCGGCGCCGCCGAAGAGGTTGAACTTCCAGTCGATGACGCGGAACAGCTTGTTGTCGAAGCCGGGGTGGGTCAGCGTCAGGCGCACCACGTTCCACGGCCGCAGCTTGAGGCCCTTGATACGCATGGGCAGCTCGACCACCATGCCCTGGCGGTGGTGCTCCAGATCGATCTTCGCCAGGCGCTGGGAGCGGTAGGGGTCGATCTCGAAGGCCAGCTTGGTGTCCTTGTAGATGCGCATGCCGCCGTCCTGCGCTTCGTAGGTGCCGTTGGTCACCGCGGGGAAATCGGTCTCGGTATGGAACACGGTTTCGGTGTAGGTGCCCTTGACGGCGTTGTAGACCTTGTCGTCGGCCACGCGCGGGCGAATGCGGTACGGGCCGCGCAGATCGCGCTCGGAAATATCCATCACCGACGTGTCGGCCGCGCCGGCGTGGCCGTACCAGCGGCCCATCGTGTAGAACACCGCGCCGGCCATCGCCGAGCGCATCTGGCCGAGGATCTCGACGCGCGCGCGATCGAGCGTGAAGCTGCCGTTGATCGCGTAGCGCTTTTGCGTGCCGCCGCCAGCGGCTTCCGGCAAAGCGACGTCCTCGTCGCAGACATTGGCCGCGGCAATCCACGTTGCCTGTTCCACTTCGTCCAGCTCGCTGGCAAAGCCGCGCGACCACAGGATGTAATCGAGCGTGCAGAGCGCCGCGTTGTTGGTGTAGCCGGTGGTGCTGGTACGCACGTCGAGGATGTCGGCTTTGCCCTGCACGTCGAAGCGCGGCGTGGGGATGCCCTGCGGGAACACGCTGCGGCTGCGCTTGAGGCGCAGGTAGACGTAGCAGATGCCCTTCAGCGGCCGGGCCTTTTCTGCCCACTCGGGGCATTCCGCCGCCAGATCGGGGTCGGTGATCTGGTCCTCGGTGCCCAGGTACTTGCGAATGCGCACATAGCCGGCAAAGTCGCCGGTGGTGACATTGCCGTCGCCGTCCAGCTCGCCCACCTCGTCGTCGCCCAGATAGCTGGCGTTGATGGCCTGGCAGCGATGGCCGGCCAAGGCGACGACGAAGTGCACGTAGTCGGCGTCGGTGCCGTTGGCGGCATACAGCAGGTTGCCCGACACGCGCGCCTCGCCATAGATCGCGCGACGCGGCGCGGCGGACGTGCGCACCAGCTGCTTGCGCGCGGCGATATCGCTGCTGATGGGTGAGGACTGCTGAGCGGGGGATTCCTGGAGGGCGCCGGCGACGGCGGACAAGGCAACGCTGAATGCCACCTTTGCCCATACCATGCCGGACGTCAAGGCGCCCATCAGCGTGGCGCCGGCTATCATTTCGGCGCCCACCGCTGCCGCCACTGCAATGATCGCGGCCGGCATCTACGCCACCCGCCACGCCTGTTGCCAGCGTGACGCCGGCACCCAGGTAATTCCGTCCCGGCCGGCGGCGGCGGCCTGACCGCCGACCACCACGCCCAAGGCCGGGCCACCCTCCGCTTCAAACAGCACCACGTCGCCGCGGCGCGCCAGGGCCGGCGCGATCGGTGCGCCCAGCGCCTGCGTGAGATACGCGGCCAGATCTTCGGCGCCGTTACTGCGCAGCGCCTTCATGGCGCCCAGGCCGGTTTTGTAACGCCCGCGGAAGGGCGCGGCGAAGTCGTGGCCGGTCATGGCCAGGGCGGCATCCGCGGCGAACAACGCGCAATCGTTGGTGCCCCAGACGAAGGGCTGGCGCTCGCGCGATCGGGCGAAGGCCAGCAGGCGCTCCGGCCAGTCTTCGCGGCGGCGGGCGTCGGGCGTCAAAACTCGATCTCCCGTTCCGCGCTGGCCGAGACGAACTCGCAGCCGTAGTCACTGGGATACATGGCGCGCTGGTCTTCGTCGGTATAGCGGCTGGTGTTGGCGCGTTCCCACCAGGCCATGCGGCTGCCGGCCGCCAGCATCAGCTTGCCGGTCTTGCCGGTGAATTCGCCATCGAGCGTACTCATGCGCCAGCGCCACGGCCCGACCGGCTCGCCCACCACCTGGCCATCGGCATCGAGAAAGGCCACCCAGATCTTCAGGCTGCGGCCGCGGTAGTGCTCCAGCAGCGACTTGGCCACCAGCTCGCCCTGCAGGCCCGACAGCTCCAGCTGCACGCCATAGGCCTGCAGGCTTTCGCCCTCCTGCCAGTCTTCGATCTTGCCCAGCCAGGCCACGCCGGTGAAGGTGTTCCCTTCCCAGACGATCTCGCCCACGCCGGAATGGGCGCGAATGACGCCGGAGGCGAAGTCCATTTCCACCAGCGCCAGCGGCCGATAGACCGGCTCGTCGAGCGCGGCATCGGTGTTGACGTGGATATCGCGCAGGCTCATGCCGCCGGGCTCCAGGTTTCGACGCAGGCGATCTGGTAGTCGCCGGTCTGCTTGCGGTAGGCGAACTTGGCCTGGTTGTCATCCTGCAGGCGGAAGATGCCGGTCCAGTTGCTGGTGACGATCGCCGCGCCGTCGGCCGGCACGAAGCGCAGCGGCGGCGTGATCGACAGCACCGCCTCGCCGGCGCCGTCGCTGGTGACATCGGCGCGCACCATCTTCGGCTCGTTGGCCACCGCGAAGTAATCGCCGCGCAGCAGCAGGCCGGCGGTAGAAGGCGTCCAGCCGCGCGTGGCCAGCAGGCCGCCATAGTTGGCCGCGCCATCGACCACGGGCGTACCGGCGACCACGCCGCGCGGGGTGGCGCGCGCCTGGTTGCCCAGGTAGAAGCGCCCGGCCGTGCCGTTGCATTCGGCGAGGAAGGCTTCGAGGTCGGCCGCTTCCGCGCGCGACAGCAGCTTCCAGGTGAGCACCGCCACCCAGCGCGCCGCGCCGAAGTTCGAGGCCGTCTGCTCGTCGCCGGTGAAGGGCGAGGCGAAGTTCTCGGACACCGTGGCCAATTGCCAGTCGACAGTCGCCGCCGGCACGGTGGGAAACGATAGCGTGGTCATGCGCGGCGCCGCCCGGTGGCGTAGGCAAACTGGCCGCCGCTGGACAGATCGGCCATCAGCTCGGATTTCGAGCGCTGCACGGCGGCTTCGACCACGCCCTGCAGCATGGGGCCGACGCCAACGCCGGCGCCGCGGGCGTCGATCTCGAACACCGGCGCATAGTTCAGCGTCATCCCGCCGCCGGCGCCGTCGTGGGCGGCAATGCCCAGGCTACCGTCCTTGCCGCGCTTCAACGGCATGATCGCCTCGGGGCCAGCTTCGCCCATCTCGCCGATCGCGCCGCCCTTGGCGAAGCGAAAGTGCGTCGGGCGATCCACCACGGTGTTCACGTAGCGGTGCAGGTCCGGTGAGGCGAAGGCGCCGCCTTTGGCGAAACCGCCGAAGGTGACCTCGGCGATGCCTTCGGGCACCGTTGGAAACGATCCGCCGCCGCCACCGAACAGGTTTCCAAGGAAGCCGTCAGCGGCCCCGGATAGACCCTTCACCAGTGGCTGCGCCAACTGGATGCGCGCCAGCTCGCTCAAGGTGTATTGCACGAAGCCGCGCACGTTGAGCTTGCCGGTCATGAAGAATTGCGTCAGATCATCCTCGGCGCGGCGCCAGGTGCCGGCCCAGGCGCGCTTGGTCTGGCCGGCGGCGTCTTCGGTGGAGCGGACGTAGTCCTGGTTGGCTGCTTTGGCACCGGCGACCCAGTCTTCCTGTGCAGCCTTTTGCTTGGCCAGTTCGTCGGCCAAGCGCTGACGGACCGCGATCTCGGCGTCGTAGTTGGCGAGGCTTTCACTCCAGCCGTCAATGCTCGCGTCAATTGCGCGCTGCTCTTTCACGCGCGCGATTGCCAGGGCGTTGATCTCGGCTGCCGTCTTGCCGGCGCTCTCGCGCTCAGCAGCGAGCTGCCGGATGCGTTGCTCGATGGGCTCGACCTTTTCGCGCAGGGCTTGCGCAGCAGACTTGGCCGCCTCTGTGGCGAGTTGCTCGGCGCGAGTGTGTTTTTCAGATGCCGCCGCGGCTTCGAGTTCCTTTTCGATGACAGCAGCCCACTCCGCGGGCAGAGTGTCACGCGCCCGCTGAAGCAGGCGCTGCACCGGCAGCAACTTCTCGCCGGCCGCCGCTTCTGCCGCCATGCTGCGCGCCATTTCTTGCGCCGCCTCGATCTGCTGGGCGTAGCTCTTGGCCTGCTCGCGCGCGGCATCGTCCAGCCCGTTGTCGACCTTGGTGCGCTTGTTCGCGCTGGCTATGCCGGCCTTATCTTTAGCTGCGGCCTGGCCGCGCGCCTCGGCTGCCGCGTTCTCGGCTTTAGTTTTTTCGCGAATCGCCACCATCTCGGCTTCAGCAACACGCAACATCTCGCGCCGCTCTTCGAGCGCACGGGCAGGCACCCAGCGATCCTTCTCCAGGGCGCGGACGTTGTTGCGTAGCTTCATGACCTTTTCGGCAGCAGCCTCAAGCTCGGCAGCCGGGCGGCCGATTCCCGCGACCCAGTCGAGTCCGCTGCCGACGATCGCCTTAAGCGATAGCCACTTGCTTTCCAGGGTGCCGAGGTTGCGCGTGATCTCGCCAGTCCGCTCCACAACGACCGCCGCGTAGGCGCGGATCGCCACCGCCGCGGCCTCGCTGGTGCGGCCCTGCTCGGCAAGCGCCTTGATCTGGCGGTAGGTAGCCGCGGTCAGGTAGTTGTACTGCTCGTTCAACTTGGCCGACGCGGCGACCGGGTCGCGCGCCAGCTTGGCGAACTCGGCTACGGTGTCGTCGATCGCCTTGCCGGTGACTTGCTCCATGCGCACCGCGGCATTGGCCACCTCGGCAAGCGCGGCGCCGGGGATGCCGCCGGCAATGCCTTGCGCCAGCGCGCCCGCCGCGGCGCCCTGGGTGCCGCCAGTGGCCGCCGCCACGCGCCGCGCGGCGTCTTCCATCTGCGCCGCCGTGGTGCCGGCGGCGTTACCCGACAGGATCATGGCGCGGGTGTAGGCGGTAGATTCCTTGCTTCCCTGGAAATAGGCATAGCCCAGCCCGGCCGCGGCGGCCGCGGCGACGGTGTAGGGATTGACCAGGCCGGCGATGTAGCCGCCCAGGGCGCGCGCGGCGGGGCCGACGCCGCCGAACATGTCTTTCAGCTGGCCGCCCTGTTGCAGCATCACCTGCATCGGGTTCTGGCCGGCGGCGATGCTGGTGAAGATGTCGGTGAATTGCGCCGGCACGCCGCGCAGCGCGGCGGCCGTCTGCTTGGCCGAGATCGCGGTGCGGTCGAGCGA